TGATTGTTACAGTTTCCCTGGGCGCTGGTACCGCAGTTAGCGGCGATACCATCGATCTTCATCTCATGTACTGCAAAGGCTAACGCAATTCTGTTTGTGGCCGGATCCTCCGGGGTCCGGTTGCATCCGGAATTTTTAAAAAGGAATTCTTATGCCCTCAAAAGTTGACATTTGTAATGAGGCTTTAAATTTACTCGGGGCCAATACGATCAGTTCGTTGACCGAGAGCTCAACCACGGCCGTTTTATGCAATCGCATTTACGATACCGAGGTGGATTATCTACTCCGGCAGCATCCATGGAACTCTGCATTGCAGGAGGCGAACCTCGCCGCGGTCACCGGGACCCCGGTCGTGGGCTGGCTCTACAAATTTCTAATGCCGACCGATCCTTACTGTCTGCGCGTCATTAACGTGTACGACACCTCGGACAACGAGGAGAATTTTGAATGTCGAGGCCGGCACATCTATGCGGATGTGTCCTCGATCGATTTGATCTATGTGGGCCGGATGGCGGATCCAAGTGAATACGATTCCATGTTTATGAAAACCCTGGTGGACCTTCTGGCTTATCGCCTGGCGTATCCCGTGACTCGAAGCAAGGAAACTACGGAAACCATGTTCGCGGCGTTTCGGAATTCATTGTCCGATGCCATGAGTGTGGACAGCCAGGAACGGACTCCGGAGCAGATCCAGAGTGAGGACCTATTGGATGCGAGGCTGCGTTAATGGCAAAAGTCTTTCCGGTACAGACAAATTTTACGGCCGGGGAATTCTCTCCCAGGTTGTTGGGGAGGGTTGACGTTGCAAAGTACAGCAACGCCCTAAAGACCCTGGAGAATGCTTATGTGCTTCCGCATGGCGGATTGAAACGCCGCGGAGGTTCGCATTTCATTGCTCAATCGAAGGTCACGGCCTCCGGATCCGAGATGATGCCGAACGGGACCTTCACCTCGGACATTTCCGGGTGGACCGACAAGTCTGTCGGGTCGGGATCCATTGCCCACTCAACCAATTTAATGAATATTGTTTCAGCCGATGCTTCCAATTATGGCTGGGCGGAAGAACAAATCACCACGGTCATCGGCCAGCGTTATGTCCTCGGCTTTGTGATCGGGACCGGTGCCATCAGTCTACAAATCGGGAACAGCAGCGGCGGCGAACAAGTTTACACCTCGACCGAATTTGCGGTCGGTACGCATACCCTGGAATTCACCGCACAAAGTACCGATACATACATGGGCTGGAAACATACCACTGCCGCGACTCACACACTTGACACGGTTACACTGAAAACAGGGGATTTTGATAAAAAAGTTCGCCTGGTTCCATTTGAGTTTTCGACCACCCAAGCCTACATCCTGGAATTCGGCGATCTTTTTGTCCGGGTCTATAAAGACAACGGGCAGATCCAGACAGCTGGCCCGGTGGAAATCACCACACCCTATCTCGAGGCGGACTTACTGGGCCTGAAGTTCTGTCAATCCGCAGATACACTGTATATCGCTCACCGCGGATACGCTCCGAGGAAACTGACCCGGAGCTCACATACCTCCTGGACATTGACTACCATTTCTTTTTCCGGAGCTCCATCGGGCTTTGCCGGGGGTGCTGATGAATACCCGGCGTGCGTTACATTCTTTGAGGAACGACTCTACTGGGCTGGATCCAATGACAACCCTCAAACCATCTGGGCGAGCAAGTCAGGTGATTTTGAGAATATGGCGGTGGGTACCGGGGCCGATGACGATGCGATCGAGTTTGCCCTGGCCGCAAGCCAGGTGAACGTCATCCAGTGGCTGATCGGATCTTCTGCCGGGTTACTGGTTGGGACGGTTGGAGGCGAATTCAAGCTCACCGGGGGAACGGGTCCGGTCACTCCAACGAATGTCCAGGTCATCCCGGAAACGCGATACGGATCGAATAATGTTTCACCGATAGAAGCCGGTCGCGCTGTTTTATACATGCAACGCGCTGGCACCAAATTAAGGGAGCTCGCGTTCAATCTGGACGTTGATGGCCTGGTGGCTCCCGATATGACAATTTTATCAGAACACATCACGGCCGGCGGCATTGTGGATATGGCCTACCAGAAAGAACCGGACACCCTGGTTTGGCTGGTGCGTGCCGATGGAACCTTGATCAATGTCACTTACGAACGTGATCAGAATGTTGTTGCCTGGGCCCGTCATCCGATTGGCGGATATTTTGGCAACGCTACGATTACGGTTACCGATTATACAAATATCGCGGTGGGCACCACTTTGGTTTTTACCAAGTCCGATGGGACCACGGTGACATTCACCTCGGAAGCCTCCGGCGGTACTGCCCCCTCGGCAGATAATGGCTGGCGGCCGAACGAATCGAATGATACGACCGCTGATAATTTATTTACAGCGATCAACGCCCATGCAGATTTTACCGTATCCAACCCGGCGGCCAACGTGGTGACGATTGAAGAAACCGCGCACAAGGTCGGGTACCTGACGATTGTGAGCTCCGACACAACCCGGCTCGCGGTCACCGATGAAGGCAATGCGGTGGTTGAATCCGCAGCCTGTATCCCGAGTGTTGACGGCCTGTCCGATGAAGTCTGGATCAGTGTCAAGCGGACGATCAACCAGACCACCAAACGATTTGTCGAGTATCTCAACCCGGCCATTTATGTGGATTCAGGACTCACTTATTCTGGCGCGGCTGCGACCACCTTTTCCGGGCTCGAACACCTGGAGGGGGAACGGGTACAGATAATTGCCGGCACCTCGACCAGTAAGGCAGTTTACCCGGATGCCACGGTAACTGGTGGCAGCGTATCAATTACGGGTAACGGTCGGACCCATGCTTATATCGGCCTGGGCTATGAAACCACCCTGACCACGCTTTCCCCGGAATTTGAACTTGCCGGCGGCGGATCCACGGTGGGCTTGAAAAAAGCCTGGAACCGGATCCAGGTGAATGTATACCAGACGGTCGGATTGACGATCAATGACCAGGACATCATTTTCAGGATCACTTCCGATCTGCTCGATAATCCTCCGCCGCAGTTCACCGGCATCAAGGACATCACCCAACTGGGATGGGACCCGGAGGACCTGGAGCTTACGATCAAGCAGAAGCAGGGATTGCCAATGACCATTTTGAATATCACAGGAGATTTGTCAGTGCATCAGTAATGAAATACGAAATTGTGCCATTCAAATCCGAACACTGGGACATGATCGAGTTCCGGGATTTTGAAAGGGACACCATGGGCAAGTTGCTGGATGGAATGAGGTCGAAGGTAGATGCCAATGGTCCGGCTTATACAGGGTTGGTGGATGGCAAGGTGGCTGGGTTTGCTGGAATCATTTTAATGTGGCCCGGAGTGGGCGAAGGATGGATCCTCGGATCCGATCTGTTTGCGAACAATAAATTATGGTTTGTCAGAAATGTTAAGAGATATCTGGAAGAAATTATGAAGACCCATCAACTGCATCGGGTACAGACCACCGTGATGCACGGGCAGACCAACCTGGTCCGCCTGGTGGAATTTCTGGGAATGGAGTTCGAGGGCCGTTTAAAAAATTACGGGCCCAATAAAGAGGACTACTTAATGTACGGGAGAATCTCATGGCACCAGTAGCATTGGCAGTAGCCGGAGCCGGAATAGGTTATGCAATGCCGGCCGCAACCTTGACTTCCCTCGGCATGTCGGTTGGCCAGGCAATGTTTGCCGGCGCTTCCCTCGGTATGATGGCCGGCGGCCAGATCCAGGAGGCACAGACACAGGCCGCGGTTATGCGGCAAAACGCCATGATTGCCGAGCGCGATGCGCTTCAGCAACAGCAAACGGCTGCCTACAATGCCAGGATCCGGGAGAACGAAGCGATCCAGGCCCAGCAGATTGCCGCATACAACGCGCAGATTCATGAGAATGAGGCCGTGGCTGCGGAACAACGGGCAAGGTTCGAGGCCGATAAGGCGGCAAAAGATGCCAGGCGGTTGCGTAGTGAACAGACCGCCATGTATGGATATGCCGGCGTACAGTTGACAGGCACCCCCCTGGTGATCGAGGCGGATTCCGAGTTCATGGATGAAGCCAACCAATCCAATTTACTCGCCCTGGGCGCGACCGATGCGTGGCGCTACCGGAGCCAGGCCCAGTTAGAAAGTTACCAGGCCGGGATCGAGGCAGACCGTTACATGTCCGCAGCTGCTGAAACCAGAAGGCAGGGCACCATTGCCGGGCAGACACTCACAGCCCAGGCGGACGTTGATAAATACCAGGCAGGAGCAACCATCCAGGCCGGTAATGTTAAGGCGGCCACAACGATTCTGGGTGGTACTTACAAGGCACTCACAATAGGTAATCCTTAATATGGCAAGAATTCCGACACTTAGCGCAAGCAGTATCGCACCTCTTCCGGGTTCGGCCGGCGGAGTCAAACTGGGATGGACCGGAGTAGGTTCGGTACCCATTGAAACCCCGTTGACACCGCGCTTGAATCCTTCCCAGTATGGCCAGGAGGGTGCGGCCATTGCCCAATTGGGAGAGAAGATTTTTCTCGAGGGAGTCCTCCCTGGAATTGAAATCAGCCGGAAAAACGCCAAGGCGAAAGCAACCCTGGAAGCAAGCAATCAAATTTATAATGAAGTGAACGCGATCAAGGGTGAGTTGCTGCAAAACGAATTATCTCCTGGCTGGGAGTACAGCACCAAGGAGGGAATATTTGATGAAGAGGTAGCCTGGGGTAAGCGTTTTAAAGACCTTTATACCCGGATTGACAAGATCATTCCCGGTATTTCATTGGGCATAAAAGACAAGAAACACGCGATCGCTGTCACCAATGCGTTCCTGCCGCAAGTGATGGCACTCAAGTTGAGAGCACAGAATCGCCAGAAAGAATTGAGTGGGGACCGGGCGGCGTACTCTTACCAGCAGAACCAGAAAAACCACATGACCGATCTCACTGCGCTCCTGGACCAGGTCAAGCAAACAAAAAACAAAAAAGGTGAACTGGTTTATGTATTCCCTGGTACAAAAATAGATGAGTTGGTGCAGCGCATGGAACTGGCTGACACCGTCTTTGCTAACTCCGGGCTCGCGCCATTGAAGCGATTCGATACTATCGAGAAGGCGCGAAAGGCAAAACTTAAAGAATTGGTCAACCGACTCCAGATCGAACCGGAGATGGCCAAGGAATTTTTAGAACGATACGGGGAGCAACTGGGGATGACTCCAGGTGAACTCGGGGACATGACTGACAAGATGGAAGAGTTCGCGGTCCAACGTATAAGAATGGATAATTTTCTGGAAGAACAGGCAGATAACCGGATGGAACAGGCGGCACAGGCTAAACTGAACGCGCAAACCCAGTTGGAGGACGGCACCACAGTGCCTTACAGGACATCACTTCTAATCAGGGCACACCGCGGCGATTTAACAAGCATGGACCTTTTCAAAGAGCGCAACTCGTTTGACCAGGCCGGTGACATAACCACCTATAACGAGATTATGACCCAGGTTGAGAAGTATGATCTCGCTGCCGGGGAAACCGACCCGAAAGTATATGATGATTTTTTAGATGAGATTGCGTTGCTCTTGGGCCAATCCAGTGTGACCCCTGACGAAATCAAGGCCATCGAGCAGCGAATAAATAATGAAACAAAAAAACTGTCCAAAAACGATCGAGTCAAACTGCTTGGGGGCATAAATTTAAAAAATCATAATTCTCTCAAGGATCCGGGCTATATGCGTGGCGAGGCGCTTTTGAAAAAACAAGCACCGGTACCGGATGAATATGATAACACCGCGCCGGCTCACAAGTCCCGTGCTATCTGGCGAATCTGGTATGATGATATCAACCGGCTGATTAAAAAGAATGATGCAGCCGCCTGGCGTAACTTTGATTTTTTTGCACGCGCCACGGAAATTATTGATACCCACTCGGACTTATGGGGGGATGTCAGCGGTGCAGGATCACAATCCCATTTCAAGGAAAAAGTAAACCAATTCAATGCAGCACTTGGAACCGATCTGGATTTCATGGTAAGGATGAATCCGGGGGACACACTAGGCTACCCGGATGTAGATGCAATGAGAGCGGCGCTGCATCACCGTACAGAAACACATGATTATGGTGAGAGTGATTTTAGTATTAATAAAGAGCAAGCCCGTAAATTCAATGCAGAAATTAAGCGTGCTAATGAATTGATTGACTCCCTGGGGAAATTTTCCGGGCTACCGAGTAAAGTGGCCGTCATCCGGGCGGCCCATCAAACTCTCGCTGACCAGGCGGAAACTGCAAGGCTGGCCGCGGAACAGGCAACGCAAGATAGCCAACAAACACATAGGGATTGGACCCCAAATCCAGTTGAAGAGTGGCTTAAAAAAACCTACCCGGAATTTTACAAAAAACGCTTTGGGACAGATGGGGACATTACTCTAACAACTCCTGCTCCGGAAACGGAAGAGCCACCACCTCCACCACAGCCACCGAACATAGAACTCCCTGATGCATCGGGTACAGGTCTTACTCCGGAACCCGAGCCTGTTACGGAAACGGAAGAGCCACCACCTCCACCCTTCCCTAAATCTACCGGCGAACAAGTGGGCATAGCGCAGGGTACTTATGGCGGCCGTCCGGTGATCGCAAATGTTGATGGCACATTTTCACATGTACGATTATTTACTTTTCAAGTGGACACCCCCGAAGGTCCTAAGTGGGTTTACTTTCCCTCAATATTTAATGGGGTGGCTATAGAGGATAGAGCGGAAGCGGACGTAATGGCGCAGAAAATGTATCAAAAATATAAAGGAGTGGATCCGGAAACTGATGTTAAATCGCCGTTCTTTGATACCGAGCCAGAGGCCAGCGCCGCGGCGGCAAAAATATCCGAGGATACTACCTGGGCGGAACCCGAGCCTGTTACGGAACCAGATGAATCCGTCCTGTTTAACGAGTATGTTGCGTTAGCACAAACGGACTTTGCTAGTGAATTATTGGCACAGGGGCAATCACAAGAACAAGTGCTTTCTGCCCTGAAGGAAAAATTCCCTCAACTCAAGGAACACTTTGATCCCAGGGGCTCCGGTTATGATAAGGCCATGGCATTAGCCGCTGGTATGCAGCCAGAGTTAGATTCTGAAACAGGAGAGATGCACTGGCGGACACGATTGCCTATAACCAGAGCAGAAACAAAGAAAGCGTTAGGTTTCAATCCCAATGATGATGTAGGACTTGTCTTGAAAGGGGAACAGCATATCTCATGGGATAAGGCAAAGAAAGGTGATGAAGCATTAGGCTATAAGTACATTAAGAAAGGTTATCGGTGGTATTCAGTAAAGCCGGGAACCGTAGAGCCGGTGGGCAAGACAATGCCGCCGCCAAAACCTAAACCTAAACCTAAACCTAAAAAGGTAA